CATTCATACTCCTGAGCCATAGCCTTCAATGCTTTAGATACTTCAATCTGTTCCGTCCAGTCGTACTGTCCACCCCGAGAGGGGATATTTGAACGCTTGACTTGGTTGATGTAGTCAACAATAATCACGCCAGCCTCGAGTTTATTGACTTTCTTGTCCAGCTCTGCCCGTATTTTAGCCAGAGTAAGACTTGGATCATAAACTACATCCAACTGCTGAGTCGGGAGAAGCTCATGCTGTGTAGTAAGTTTATGATGAAACTCTTTAAAATCACGCTGTTCGCGATATTCTCTCAACCGATCCTGGCCTTGCTGGAAGCGACTAGCCCACCAGCCTGCCACCTTTTCCCACTCGGTAACAGATAAATTCTGCGTTCGGAGCCGAGAGTAAGGAACGCCAGTAGCGATAGAACAACACCGTTGCAGTATTGACCTACTATCCATTTCAATAGTGAAATAAATAGCTGAACGGCCAGACTGAAATACATTGTTTGCAATGTTTGCACACGTAAGAGATTTACCTGAACCTCTGCGTCCTCCAACCAACACCAAGTCTCGGGGGGAGAACTTGATTTCGTGATCGTACTCTGCGTTGAGTCCGAGACCGATGTATTTACCGATCTCTTCTTCAGGTTCAAACAATTCAATACGTTGCATACTTTCCTGTGGAATTTCAAGGTCAACTTTTTCTTCCACATCCAAAACAATCTGATGAAGTTGTTGCACTGATTCATCTGCACTAGCAAAGAGCACAGAGTTATCAATGTACTTATCAAGAGAGTTTAAGATTTCCTTCTGCGTGTATTCATTCTTTAGATACTCGAGCAGAGTACCGGCATCAATATCTACTTCAACGTTTTCAATAGCGAAAACTTTTTCTTGAGTAGGTGCATGCCGAATACCCAGCTTGAGATCATCGAACGTAGGAAACTCATGAAAATTTTCACAGTGCTTATCAATATGATTATACAAAGAGTGATACTCTGCGGGCAGATATTCTTTACGCAGATAAGACCACGTTTCGAAATCTCGCAGAGCAATACACTGCTTTAGTAAAGCACTAGATATATTCAAAAGTTCCCCCGAACATTAAAAAGGCTGGCCAGACAAAAATCCGACCAGCCCACCTTACACAAAAGTGTAATTACTGAGACTTAGCGGCCTTTGCAGCACCATCATAGTCAGCAGCAGTCAAGCCACGGCGAGTAAGCATAGTCTTGACGCCACGAGCAGTTTTACCGATAGCTTCGGCAATAGCTTCAACAGTCATAGAAGCAACATCAACACCGTCGAGGGGATCTACGTTAGAAGAGCCCTTAGTGTTTTCCTGACGAGGAATAGCTTGAATGTCGCCCGAACGAAGCAGGCTCAAGGCCTTACCACGAACGCTGTTTACAGAGCGGTCAAGAGCTTCAGCAATAGCTTCGACGAATGCACCGTCGTTTACCATAGTGATAAAAGTAGCTTCTTCAGCTTCTGTGTAAGTACGAACAGACTCAACCTTTGGAGCAGGTGCAACGTGCTCAGTCAATTCCATAGACAAGATTTTGCCCTGGATAGACTTAGGTGAGAATGAACCCCCTTCGAAGTGCTCAGCGATTTGAGCGTAAGTGTACTGACCAGAATTGTCAGTAACAAAAGTACGAAGAGTTGCTTCTTGTGCTTCGGTAAAAGACTTACCGCCAGCGCTAGAAGCGAGTTCTACATCATAACCCATCTTACGCAGTTTGCTAGAGATAGATCGAGTAGAAGTTTCAAGCTGGTCTGCTGCTTCTGCAACAGTAGCTTGAGAGACAGGCGACTCGTCGCCTACAAAGTTGGTGAGCGCTTCAGTACGCTCATCAGTCCACTTAGGAAGTGCCATATTAGTTCTCCAAAAAAGAAATTAGGTCTGTAACTATAGTTACGCCAGTATCTCTGGCTTGTCTAGTTTTTGCGGATTCATTACCGCCCTCATTAACGAGGTGAGTAACTTGCTTAGTTAAACTGGACTTTACATCATATCCAGCCGCGTTCAAGGCCGTAGTAGCTTCGGCTTTAGACTTGAAACTCTTCAGTCTACCACTAATACATACGATGCCTTTACTCGCAACTGGCAGAGACGGCGTATCAGAAAAATACCAACTACAAGGAATGTGCTCCTGAAAGTAGTCAAGATCATTTTCTATCCACTCTAGCAAGTTATAAGTAGCCTTTGGTCCCAAACCGGCACGCTCACAAGTGTCTGCATTGATTCCAGTAATATGTGCTACAGTCTCAGACAGTTTTCGGGTTGCCGTATTTCCAATTAATGGTATGCCAAAGGCTGGCAAAAGGCGCTCAAGGGGAGCATCGAACGAATTCAATATCTCGCCCATGAGCTTATTTGTCACCAATTCGGAGCCCAACGATGCTAAGATACTATCCTCCGTAGAGGTGTAAATATCGGACGGGCACGTCCAGCCAAGTTTACGAATAGATGCAGGGCCGAGACCCTTGATCTTCATAGTTTTGGCAAAATGTTCCACAGACTTATAAGCCTGCTCTCCACAAGTGGTAGAGCGGCAGTAAAGTAAATCGTTCTCCCACACCAAGGTACTGTCACAAGAAGGACAATTGGTGGGGGCTAAGATTTCTTGAAACATTGACTACTCCGAAAAAGTGAAATGATATTATACGACAGATTTGACCTGAATGTCAAGAACTATTTTTCTCGACGTCCACGCGGCGGACGATTCGTGGAATGATCTCGCCACTTCGTATAATTTCTACTTGGCAACCTATTTCTAGGCCAAGAGAGCGAATGTACTCAATGTTGTGTAGAGTTGCACGGCTCACTAGTGCATCCCCCACTTCGACTGGACGTAGGATGGCTACTGGGCTCACAACACCAGACTTCCCAACCTGCCACACAACATCGAGCAATTCTGTAATTACACCCTCCTTTCGCTCTTTGAGAGCAAAAGCACCTCGAGGGTGATGAGCTGTATATCCCATACTATAAAACGATTTATAATTATTTACTCTAAACACCTCGCCATCGGTTGGATAGCCAGTTGCATCGAAGCGAGTAATAACATTGAAACCGCTATGGGCCAAACAATCCATTGCATCGGTCAGAGTTTCATACTCAGCACCTTGAATATCATACGCTACAAAACGTAAGGTACTTTTGGCACGAGCACGAAACTCTTTTAAGTCTTTGAGATTCAAAGACCCCGCTGCAAAGTTGCGAGCGTTTGGAATCGTATCAGGCGCTACGACCTCACCAGTAATCTGGACAGTGCCCCGAATACCAATGAAATTTGGCACTATTTCCTCAAGCTTTAACGTGATATCACGACCAAGATTGCCGTCTCCCCTAGTCAAAGCCTGAGCAATATGTCCATTGATATACACCAATGAAACTGCCGCCCCATCCAGTTTAGGGGTGCGTATGTACTTCGCGTTAGGCGTAGCAATATCATCTAGACTAAAGACTTTCTGCAAAGAATACATTTTGTACATATGTGGAATGCCATCAGTAACCTGATAACCCACTTGTTCAAAATTATACTGTGCAGCCAACGCATCAAACTCTTCATCCGAGATTATCGGAGTGCCAGAGTAGTACATTGCTGAAGCCTTGTCTAAAAAATGATGCATACGTTCCCTCACTGAATAAACAATATTATACAGAAAGAAGGAATAAAAGTCAAGAACTATTTTGTGTAAACGTCCTGAATAAGATCAGAAAAATGTTCTTCAATAATTTCTTTGCTTTCTGCAAGAGATAAGATTTCTACTAGCCCACTAAAGAGTTCTCTCGAGTTATTAAAATCAAGAGGCATGGCAATACCTTCAGTACTTGGTTTCCATTCTTCAGTAAAATCAAGATAGTACTTTCGAAGGTGCAGATACTCTACACCCCGAAAGCTACTAACTGTTAGGCGTACTTGAATTTCTTTTTCACTGTCATAATGAACAGTACGCTCATAAACTTCAGGTGATTGATGCAATTCCATTGTTAATCTCCGTTTTTGAGAACGGAAGATAGTGGAACTACACTGGTCACGTTCAGAGGTTTAAGTAGCCGAAAAGAATCTGTATCCCAACAAAAAAGCAAAAGAGTCTGGTCGGACTCCTTTGCTCGATTCTTCTTTTCCTGAATGTAGGGCGTGCTGAAGTCCAATGTACAAACATTGTATTTCAGTTTATTACTGTTCTCACTTCGATAAGTAATTACAGCGTCGCCATACTCTTTTACGAGCTGCGCTAGTTCTTCTTTTTTCACAAATGCTCCTAGTGAAGCGGGTTGGCAGAATCTTCTTCCGTGCCGACTTACTTAGGAGGTGAAGGGGGCTTACGCCCCCAAAGAATTAGCCATTCACTGCTGCAATAATACCTGCGAAGTAGTTAGCTGCTTTACCAGTCAGTTTGCTAACGATTTCTTCGTCAACTTCTTGACCAGCATCATTGATAGCTGCTGTAAGAGCTTCAATAGCTGCTGCTTTAGATACGCGACCGCCGCCAGTGCTACCACCGGAAGAAGTCGACTTAGCGGCAGGTGCTTTCTTTACATAGACACCAGCCTTGGTAAGAACCATTCGAACACCGTTAGGTGATTCGTCAAATTCTTCTGCAATTTCTGCGACGATCTCCATGCTGTTTTCTGGAGTTGGGTTTTGAGACTCATATGCCTCAATAACCTCTGCTTTTTTCTCGTCTGTCCACGCCATTTTACGTTTCCTTTTTTTGTTAATAGGACCGCCCGGACAAGTACCCAAAGCGGCAAGTTGTTGTTGATAAAATCTATCGCCCATCGAAAGCTGTTTCGACGTAGCTGATATATCCAAGTAGTGTCCACGTACAAACGCCAAACACATATAACCCAATCAAAAATTCGGCCATGTAAGTCTCCTCAATTTCAATACTATATATTATAGTAGAATGAGCAACGGAAGTCAAGAAGTATTTTTAGATACGTGATAAATCAATGTTATATTTCTTCAGGTGCTCTAGTTTTCCTAAATCATAAGCAAGCTGGTATGATTGAAAACCACCAGTACCAACATTAGCCCACATACTCATGTCGTCTCTAACTTTTTCCATAATATAGACAGCATAACATTTAGCGCCATATTTTTCTTCGTAATTTACATCTATAAACCCAGGTTTTTCTGCTTGATAATCTACGGAGACTTCATAGTCCACGATTGCAGGGCAACTATAACGTGCGGACCATACAAGCTCTCCCGGTTCAAAGTCTTCGGCGCAACACTCATCGGGTAAGTAATCTATTTTCCCTTCGGTCTTTTGAGGGATTCCGATTCTGTCGATGATTGCTTTGACGAATCCTGGGGATCTATAGATTCCAGCCGCGATAGAGCTGACAGCGTCACCGGATAAGAATCGTTCAATGACTTCAGCAATTTCTGAATCTGTAGCTGCCTTGCCTCGATTCTGAGCTTTACGTTTTTCTTTATAAAGTTTTTTATCTTCAAAATCATCAATTATCTTCTGAAGGCGGGTGGTATTGTACGTTATATTCAGAATACCGCACGCTTCCTTCTTGGAAATAGGAGTGTCCGCCGAAAGTAGTTCGATCACTTTCTGTATATTCGAATCTGACAGATTCTCGTGGTCCCGGCGCTTCAATCGTCTCATTTTGTTTTCCAAATATCCTATCGTAATTGTTTTCAAACTGTTGCCACTTTACCTTTCGGTAAGTGCTGCCCTTACCCGCCACGAGGATCGTCTCCAATCATCATACGAAGGTACCAAATTGCCTTTTGTACGTCTTGAGTTTTGTTTTCCTTGTTACGACAGCGCCACAAGTATTTGAAAGCGTTAAGGTGACAGTACTCTTCAAAACCTTCTTGTGAAGTGATCTGCTTCATAGCATCAATACATTCTATAGCATCATGCTTGTAATGTAAAGGACTATTTACTGGGTCATGTACAATTTTTCCTTTCATTCGAGTGCCTCTGCAATATCTGGGAAGTGATGTGCAATAACGTCCCAGCACTGGTCCGCTACACGCATATGTTCCTTTTGAGTGCCGTGACCCCGCCGCAATTCACAATAGTGAATCCACGAACGAAGACTACCAGCCATGTATAGAGTAGATTGCGTGTTTCCTTCGGGCAATACTACTCGAGCCTGTTCTTTTGCAATACCATTTTGAATAGCCCAGTTATAGGCTGCTTCTGCTTCACGAATAACTTTTGCTTGCTTCATATTCCAATCTTCATACAAACGCTCGTGAGGAGTTTTATTGCCTCCTTTACCAAAGTCTTCTGCATCCTCTAGTTCAATACTGTTCTGACGATTCTTTGGGTCTTGTAGACGAGCAGCTCGATACTCCCAGTTTTCCTGAGTAGCATAACGCTGACTAAATTCTTGAAAGCTGAAACTGCGGTGACGTAACATTTGTCGAGCAATGTCTCGAGTTGTTACGATTTCTAGTGTAATATGAACCATTTCGAAAGGACTCCAATGGCCATGCTTAATTAGATAGCGTAGCAACTTGGGAGCACTTTCGTGATGATTTTGGTTTTCTGGGTTACTCACCCGTGCTGTGTAAGCCACTAACTCACCAGCACTATGACACCCCGTGATTGCACTCGGAGTAGTCATTCCAACTAAGTTCACTTTACTCATGTTACCATTTTCCTGTTATAAATGAATCAATAATTTGAATGCAGGTATACTGAAGAAACAATGCACCTGCAATTCCTAATGCAGGATAAATAACATTTGCCTTCCAAGGATTATTATTTACCCACTCTTCTAGTTCTTTATCTGTCACTTTGCCGTGATC